AGGACGCAATATCGCGCGGTTACAAAAACAAGTTATTGTTTGTAGAGTTTGACGACTTAACCGCACATCCACAGCAAACACTAAAAAACGTGTATGATTATCTAGAACTACCCTACTACAATCACTGCTTTGATAACGTACAACAATACACTCAGGAAGACGACGAAGGAGTTCACAGAATACCAAATTTACACCGAATCAAACCTGCTGTAGAACCAGTGCCGCATAATAGCAGTAAAATACTGGGGCCGTCGTTAACGGAAAAATATTCCAATCTTGAGATTTGGAGAAATTAACATGGGAATTTTAGACGGAAATTTTGATGCTCCACAACCAGAACCGGCAAAAAGAATAGCCAGAAGATTAATAAATAATACGCGACAATTATACGCTCAAATGACGAATTCGTTCAACGAGGGCGCAGAGTCTTTTTGGCTTGGTCGCGATGGAGCAACGCCCGAGCAAATAGCGGCAGAACTCGGAACCAATGCGCGAGAAATGTTCGAGCTTCACGCAAAGCTAGGGGCATTATTGGCAACAATAAATCCAGACGCAATAGAACGCGGCGTGTCCGTGGTGGGCAATTTTACATACAACGAAGACGGCTCGGTCAATATCGTACCGCCAGCGGAGTAATTTATGGCTATCGACTATGGTTTGCATAATCTATTAACTAGCGGTAATGTATCATTTACCCCCGCATCCCTCACCGGCTCATCTGCTACATCTGCCTTAGATATTTCGCAAACCTGGAACACCACTGGAACGCCAACGCTCATCAAGGTGAATGTCACCGACACGGCGAGTAATGCAAATTCGCTGCTTATGGACTTGCAAACTGGAGGAGTTAGCAGGTTCCGTGTCACTAAAGATGGTTGGGTCAGAACGCCTTACTTACGGCTTTACGGTAGTCCATATATTGCATCAGAAAACGTATCCGCTCAAAGTATTGTTTATACTGCTTACTCGCATTCGTTGAGGTTAGGTGCAAACGAAGTTCCTCGCGTTGAAATTGATCCAATATCTGGATTGGGAATCGGAATCGCTGCTGGTGGCGGTATGTCTAACGGAGCTTGGCTAATCAACGACGCCGCCAACACCCTCGCCCAGAGAAATGCCGGAAATGCACAGCGTTTCAACCTTTATGGAACGTTTACCAACTCCTCGAACTACGAACGCATGTTCTTGGAGTACAACACCACTGGCACGGCATACCGCATCGGCACAGAGAAAGCGGGGACTGGCAGTGCTAGGGCACTGGAGTTGCAGACGGATGGGGTGACGAGGTTGACGATTGCAAGCAGTGGCGCAGTCACAATAACAGGCAATACACTGCCTACAACGACTGGAACTAACGGACAAGTTTTAACAACCAACGGATCAGGCACAGTTACCTGGCAAACTCCTGCAAGCACAGGAAGCTCTGCAACTGTAATTGATCCCTTCCTTTTGATGGGAGGCTAGCAACATGCCATCAGCATACAAAGTACTCGGACAATCGAATCCAGCCGCGACGACTGACACGACCCTTTATACGGTTCCAGCGTCAACATCGACGGTTGTATCGACGATTTCCGTTGCCAACCTCGGAACCTCTGGAACATTTCGGATAGCCATTCGTCCTGCTGGAGCCGCAATTGCGAATCAGCATTACATCGCTTTCGATGTTGCCGTAAACGCCAACGATTCGATGATGTTCACTCTTGGCATCACTTTGGCAGCGACGGATGTCATTACGGTGCAAGCGAGTAATACCTCGTTTGCGTTTTCCGCTTACGGAACGGAGATTACGTAATGTCCCTGTACCGTGCCAATCAGAGCAGTATATCGCTACGCGGTGGCAAGCCAAACAAGACGAACAATCCAGTTCAGCCTGCACAGTGGGTTCGTCCATCGGATTGGTTAGCGTTGACTATTCCAGGTGCAGCAGAACAAAAATTTGTTGGGTTGATAGCTGTCTTCGATCAAGCGTCTAACTACGTCGCTTTGCGATGTCAAGTTTCCACGGGCACATACACCGTAGATTGGGGTGATGGAACAGCACCGCAAACATACACGACGAACACGACTGCGGAATACAACTACACATACTCTAATTTAAGCTCATCGACAGATTGCTCTCGCGGATATCGGCAGGCAATCGTCACGGTAACGCCAACCACTGCGGGTGCTACGTTTTCCGAGGTCGGACTTAATTACCGACATTCGGCGAGGTCATCGACGAGTACGGTTGTGACATGGCTAGATGTCGCAGTATCTGCACCAAATGCTACGACGCTGAGATTAGGTGGAGTTAATAGCGCCGGTACGCAAACGTGCTTACTAACGTTTTTAGAGCAGGCAACTATCGTCTCGCACAATACGACAACAATGGCGAATATGTTTAACGGTTGTCGTGAATTACAGAGTGTCCCGCTGTTTAACACGGCTGCGGTAACGACCATGGCTAGCATGTTTAACGGCTGCTCATCGCTCCAGAGTGTCCCGCTGTTTAACACGGCTGCGGTAACGACCATGGCTAGCATGTTTAACGGCTGCACATCGCTCCAGAGCGTACCGGCGTTTAACACGGCTGCGGTAACGACCATGGATAGCATGTTTAACGACTGCGCATCGCTCCAGAGCGTCCCGCTGTTTAACACGGCTGCGGTAACGACCATGGCTAGCATGTTTAACGGCTGCGCATCGCTCCAGAGCGTCCCGCTGTTTAACACGGCTGCGGTAACGACCATGGCTAGCATGTTTAACGACTGCACATCGCTTCAAAGCGTCCCGCTGTTTAACACGGCTGCGGTGACAGCCATGAATAGCATGTTTAACACCTGCTCATCGCTCCAGAGTGTCCCGCTGTTTAATACGGCTGCGGTGACAACCATGGCTAGCATGTTTTCAAGCTGTTCATCGTTACGCACAATACCAGAACTAACGCTATCCGCAATCTCCTCGGTAAACAATAACAATATGACATTGTCTGGATCTGTAACTCTCGGAAAAGCAAAGCTAACAGGAATGCGGTGGACACAGTCGTTTAACGGCTGCAATATGAGCGCCGCAGAGCTAAACGAAATGTACACGGCACTCGATAAGCTAAATCCGAACGTGACCAATGTTACTGGCAACGGAACGACGGTTACTTATACCGTGGACGACATCACGGCATTCGTCGCAGGCAGGACGGTGACTATCACGGGCGTTAGTCCAGTTGCTTATAACCTGACAAACGCAACGGTTGCGACGGTGAACACGACGAACGGAACATTTACTGTGACCAACGCGGCAACCGGCACATATGTTTCTGGCGGCGTTGCTGCAATTCAGAATAATCGAACTATCACGGTCACAGGAAATCCAGGAACAGCAACCGATGACGAAACAATAGCGACCAACAAAGGATGGACCGTGACAACATGAGCGACGGTTTTTATAAGCTGGAAAGCGGAACAATACACCACGCACCTAATTTCGTGCGATGCAACGAATACCAGTTGTTCCGCGACCAAAAAGATACATACACCTACCCTGTCGATGGCTGGCGATGGTTTAATAGTGTAGTCGATGCCGAGGCTTTCTATTTGCCAGAAATTAAGCAATCATTAGCGACTACCACAGCCAGCCAAATTAAATAAACATTAACTAATTTCGTGTATATACATACATAGGAACCCAAACCATGATCGACCTAACACAGTTAACACAAGAACAACAATGGGGCGTAGGCTTCGCTTGCCTTGAAGCGAACAAGCCCATCGTCACCGAGAACGAACAGATCACCGCAAGTAATGCGAGTCTGCCCGAAGCGGACAAGAAGCCGCTCAAGGAACTGTTCACGGCACAGAGCTATCTTGATTCGGTAATACGGTCGGCTTGCGATAGCTACTACAAGCAACTCATCGATTTCAAGAAGAAGTCGGCGTTGCAGATGTTTGATTCTTTAAGTCCAGAGCAACAAGCGGCACTCGTAGCCCAGTTGCAGATTCCTGACGTTTTACCGGAGTAATCATGAACCTCGAAATCACCAAAGAAGAACAGCAGCAACTGATGGCATGCTTAGACTTGGCCGTTAAGAACGGTGGACTCCAAGCCGCAAGTGTGCTGTTGCCGTTGGCAGCGAAGATCCAAGCATTGAAGGACGAAACGGATGGCAACGCAGACGCTTGAGTTTTCTGCCGGTACTGGATTGACGCTTTCGTGCAAACTGTTCGCCTTGGGCAGCGATACGGTCGTCGCTACCGCATCGGCAAGCGAGAAGACAAACGACAAGAACCGCTACAGCGTGGCATTTACCGACATTGCTGCCGGTGCGTATCGGCTCAATGCGTTTGTTGGTGCGACGGGTGGGTTCGCCAATGAGGTGTACGACCTCACGTTGAGCACGGCGACGTTTTACCCAAGAGACGAAGCGGCAGCGACAGGTATAAAAAACATTTCCGTAGAGGACAATAGCATAACTATTGACTGATTATGGCAAGAATAATACGGAAAACATTTAGGGTTGAGGGCGTCCCTACAAACGTCACCTCGGCAACTTTGTCAGACCCGACAAATACGTTTGGTGTGAAACGAAACGACACAAATGCGGTCGTTGTCGCCAACAACACTGCAATGACACAGGTTGCAACGGGTACATATCAGTACGAGTTCACTGATGTGATCAATGTTGCATACACTGGGTATGTTGAGTTTGTTTACGAAGGTGCAACCTATCATTTCGAAATTGACTTTGCGGCTCGCACAAGCGCTGCAGCTGGGCCGACTAGCTATTCAAGTCTGGTAGAGCGAGTTGGTCATTATCTGTTCGGTGCTGAGTCTGGGGATTCATTTTCTGCAGATCAGTTGACTAGGATAAAATATTGCATTCACGACGGTCTTTATCGCGTTTACTCGGCCCACGAATGGTCTTTTTTTAGGCCGCTAGCTGATGTGGTCACAACGGCTCCGTACGCTACTGGGACGGTGACGATTGCCGCTGGGGTTGTAACGCTGGCTGGAGGGACGTTCCCGGCTTGGGCTGCAAGTGGCGTTTTTACGGTAAACAACAAGTATTATTCAGTAGCAAGTCGCCAAAGTAACTCTCAAATAACTCTTGACGACACTTCCGTTGCCGTTGCTAGCGCTTCGTCGTACAAGCTCGCTCGACCAGAAATTCCAATGGATGCGGCCTTTGACACGGTGGCAAACGACAGCGATTTAGCGTTTTATCCAGGTCCAGACCAATGGTATCCATCTGTTCGGCAAAGGCACAACTCAACAATCAGGAAACTTGAAGCCGACCACCCTGAGTTTAACAGGCCTGTTTTCTACACTATCAGGACAGAAAGGTTTGACCCAACTGTTGGGAGTCGCAAATCATTAGCGTTTTATCCAGCCCCAGATGCGGCTTACACCTTGCGAGTACCAATGATTCTTCGTCCAGTTGACATCGACGAATCGAATCCATATCCAATTGGGGGTGAAATGCTAAGTCAGGTTATTCTCGAAGCGTGTTTAGCTGCGGCAGAGCATAATTACGAAGAAAGAGAGCACGTCCACGAGAAGCGATTTTTAGAATTGATTGCTCTGGCTATTCGGAACGACCAAGATCGCTCTAGCCCGACTAGCCTCGGAAGAGATATGCCGCGAGGGGAAAGTGGTAAATTTGGCGTTTTCGACTATGATTATCGCAGTCGCGAACAGCGAATAAGCGGAATATCTTTGAATGGAAACGAATTATGACAACCGCGAAATACAGTGTATCAATTGAATCAATCAATGTCGCGCTTGTTGCCAATATTGCCGACAGCACAGCTATTAACATTGGAGATTTCGAATTTGGAATGGTTCACATCCCATCTGGGTCATCTCTAACGACGTTGACATGGCATTCCAGCACTAAAATCGACGGTGCTTATTTGGCGGCTGAAGATGCCTCCAGTGCTGCTGTTACGCAAACTGTGGCTGCGGGCCAAGCCCATCCGATTCCCGCTGCGTTAAGCGGAGCGCGTTTTGTCAAGATTACAGGTAATGCCGCTGGCGTTGTCGGTGTTACGCTGAAAGACTGAGTTTTTTACAAGGAGTAATTTTATGTCGTCGCCTCATAATCTTCTGAATGACGCATTGCAAGCCTTTGCTTCTGGCGGTCCTGGTGTTGTGCGTTTGACCGCCACTGCAGCAGGCACAAGGATTCCAGAGGAGCGTTTGCTTCAACTCGTTATCCCTACTTGGGGCGCGGTTGATAACATTTTGATTCTTCCTGCTCCAGACCCAGGAAAGATTGTTATCATTGCTGGAGCGGCCACGGGTGGCGAAATCCGAACGACTTCTCCAGCTGCTGTTGGTATCAACGGAACTACAGGTACTAACTTCGAGTCTGCGCTCTCCCAAAATGTAATGGCGATCCTGATTTGCGAGTCGCCAACTAATTGGAAGGGGTTTACTGTTGCTGCGAACGGAACTCCTGGTCAACTTGCAGTTCCTGATGCTTAAGCGATGACATGTCAAACAAAGAAATACTGTTTCCATCTGGAGTAAACAGAAGGCTGTCTCTTCGACAAGAAACAGGCAGGAGGGAGCAGTATTTCAGTCCTTGGGCTGTAAACTGTCGTTCGGAAGACTTCCAGGGGCGTCTTCGTGGTGGCTCGTGGTCTCAGTCTGGTTATTCTCCTCCTCTTCCTACTTCTGCTGAGTATTTTGCTGACGGCGCTGGTAACAGGATAACAGACGATTCTGGAAATTACATTGTTGGTAATTCTGGAGAAGCGGCGTTGCATAGTGGAGGTACTGTTTACGTAAATCCTGGCACAAATGCACCAGCAAGTCAGCCTTCTCAGTGTGTTTACCGAGACAGGCTTATCAGACCAGTTGGGAAGATTATTTACGCTAGCCGTCAAGGGAATTACTCGGATTGGTTTTTGGGTTCTGATGTTTCAGACGTTATGCGTCCGTTTGTGATGCAACTTTCTGAAGCTGGCGAAATCGGAGGTGACATTGTTTCACTAATTCCGCACAAAGACGCTTATATGCTGGCAGCGACTAGTGGGTCGCTTTGGGTTGTGCAAGGAGATCCAGTGGCGGATGGCGGCTTGCGAAACATTTCTCGCGAAGTAGGCATGGTTGGCGCAAAGGCATGGTGTCGTGACCATCTCGATAGGTATTACTTCTTGTCTTCGCATGGTCTTTACACCGTGTCTGCGTCTGGGGAAGGGCTGCAGGCGATCTCTGAAGATGTCATACCAGAGCATTTGACTGGCGTTACGGATGTCAATACGGTGCTGGATTACGATCACGAAACGAGAGGTGTGTACATCCACATTCCTACAGCTTCCGTTTCTTGGATGTTTGATACTGAGAGGCAGGGTTTTTGGCCGTTTAAGGTCGGGCATTCAGGGTCTTACGTGGCGATAGGTCCATTGCGGCTTGGCAACGGAAACACTTACGGAAGGCTGATCCAGTTGCATGGTATAACTGCGTCTGGGAGCGTGAACGTTACCTGGAGGGTTATGGTTTCCGATACCGCAGAACAGGTGAGCGTCAATGCGAAGGCTGCTATCGAGGCGTTAATTGCTGGAACTACTCCAGCAAACGTGCATAGCAGTGGAACCTGGGTCGCCGGTGTAAACCATAGAAGCTATCCCCGTGCTAGGGGTAAATACATGATCCTGCTTGTTTCTGCTCCAAGCGGCAACTGGGCATGGGAAGGTGCAAACGCGGTCATCGAGCCCTCTGGGGCGTGGAGGTAACTTTGCCTGACGTAACATTTTCAAATTGGATTGCTGGACTTGCGGCTGACACGCTTACGGGTCCAGAGAAGGTTCCGCTTGTTGACGGCACTACATCGCGTCATGTCACGGCTACTTTGCTGGCGGCATTTGTTGTCGAAACGTTGCATAAGGCGGCAGTTGTTACGACGCTGAACGATGCGGACGAAGTTAATGTTTTTCAGTCTGACGTTGAAAAAATAATAACAGTTCAAAACTTTTTTAACTGGATAGTTGATAAGCTCGAGGCTCTTCCTACCGAGACTACGATTGTCAATGGGGACAAGCTGGTCTTTAATGACGGAGGTGTGCTTAAGCAGATTGACATCGCCACCGTCAGGACTTTTCTTAACTCTACCGATGTTGCGCTCGGTGCGCAAATTAACGGTTTAACTGCCGCGACAACTCCGCTCAATCTCACAGATCAATTTGTTTTGGCTCAGGGTTCGACAGCACTCAAGACGACGTTACAGGTGATCAGGGATCGGGTGTACACTGACTACCTTGCTTACGTTGCAGGTTTGCCAGCAATATCTGTTCTCGATGACGGAGATACGTTCTATGCAAGCGACAGCGGCGTGGCTAGCAAAGTTACAGCGCAGACCATTGCAACCTACGTTCGCTCAGAGGTAGGTGCTGCTGTTGTTTCTGATGCTTGGGACAATTACGCCGCTTTGGGCGCTCCAGCAAACGCAACAGACGTGTTTCTTCTTGAGAGAAGCGGAACAGGCAGGACAGCCACAGGAGCGAACATTGCCTCGTACGTCGTGGCGACACAAGATAGCGCTGCAGCGGCTGGTAGTGCGTTAGCTGGGGACAGCTTTTTGATATTCAGGTCTGGCACTCAGAACAAGCTGGATATTGGCTTGCTATCAACGCATGTGCTGGCTTCTGGCTGGTCGGCAGCAAGCGGAAACCCTGTTACGACTGGCGACAAAGTTATCATTGGTCGAGGATCAACTACCTATAGCGTGACCGTAGACCAGTTGAGAACATTCGTCTTAGTTGGAGTTCAGTCTGGCGTATTGGACCTTACTGGTTTAACTCCTGCAACTTTGGCTCCTAGTTCAATTTTTCTGATTGGTGATGGAGCCACCCCAAAGAAGGCAACGCTTACGGAGCTTGAGACAAAGCTGTGGACCGATTTCCAGTCGTACGTTTCAGGATTGACAACGCTTACGCCGCTTGAAGACGCAGATGTGTTTTATGTTATAGAAGGCACTACGCCGAAGAAGGTTGCTAGTTCAACTATCGCATCCTACATGGAAACAGAAATGTGGGACAAATCGGCTGCATCACCCGTTTTGGTGGGCGATACTTTTTGGATGCGGCGATCTGGAGTAAGTTACACGGTAAGCGTCACGGCGCTCGCAAATTATATTGGTTCCGTTGTTACTAACAGCATCGATATCGGCGGTTTGGTCACCAGTGCAACACTTTCCAATGATGACTTGTTCCTTGTCGATGAAGGGGCAACAAATTCAAAAGTCACCTTAGCAAATTTGAGGTCGCACTTTTGGTCTGAGTTTGCGATTTACGTTCCTACTCTGTCAAGCGCAAGTCCTGCAGCAGATGCCGACACCTTGTACATTATTGCTGGCGGAACAGCAAAAAAGCTGTCGTTAGGAAATCTTTGGGATTTTAGGTTCTTGGACGACGCAAAAGCAATCAAGTTAGATGACTTTGCCATTCCCGACGACAACACCGATCTGAACGCAACGTCTACATATCACGGCCTTCTACCTAAACTGAGTAATAACGCGAGACAGTTTTTGCGAGGGGATGGTTCTTGGGCTACATTCGCAAGCCTGACTGCCACGCCAGTTGCTGCTAATGGTAGCGTTGCTGGAGACGCTGCTGCGTTAGCAACGACCAACACGACATTTATTACTTGCGACAGTTCGGTTAAAGGCGTAAAGCTTCCAAACGGTGTAGCTGGCGATATCATGGAAATAATCAACACTAGCGGCACTTCCGCAAAGTTGTATCCAGCAACTGGCGGATTCTTAAACGGTCAAGGAGCGAACGCTGCTATCGTTATTCCAGCGGACAAGGGAGTCAGGTGTTTCTGTTCTGCGGCTGACACTTGGACTGTTTTTGAAATGACGGCAAGAGCGGCTAACGCTTAATAAAGGAGTTCATTGTGACAGCAAACGTAATTCCTAATGTTCCAGCTCTAAATCCAAGTCAGCAGGAGATTGATCTTGATCGCGTCCCAAACCCAGCTCTTGGGGTGTGGTGGGTGGTGCAAAGCATTTCGCAAGTGCCAGAAAACATTATGGGATGGCTTGTTGCCCAGGGGTTCGAGGTCACTGGAATAACCCAAGACAACACGACCGTTCCTCCGACTAATTATTTCAGCTTAAGAAAGGAGGGATTGCAACGACAGCGATTGCTACTTGACCTTTGTAACAACTACACAATTGCCGCAAACGACGCAAGGACGGCAAACGAACTTAGGTACAATCAGATTGTCAGGAATTGGACGCAAATGATTGATACGTCCCAGACTCATTTCAATGCTCAAATAGAAGAGCAAAATTTGCAGTCTGGCGTGTATTTGGCTGACTTAGACACATATATGACAGCCATTGAAACGATGATAGAGGAAAACAAGACGCAGACAATACTTGATGCGCAAGCCGCGAAGATAGCACTGAACGAAACTTTGCTCAGACTTGGAGAGCTTGAGCAAAACGCGACTGCCAACGCAAGCAAAATCAATACGTTGTTTTCTGAGCAAGAGACGTTTCTGTCTAATTTTATCAACAATTACAATAGCAAGCTTACCGAATTAGATCAAAACTTTGCGTCTTACTTGTCAGATGTTTTGTCGCAAATCACTTCACTTGGCACTGTGCTCAACAGTCACATTGCAGACTACACGCAGCAATTTACACTCCTTGCAAACAATTACACATCTCACGCAGCGGACATTGACACACAGCTGGCAAGCGTAGATGTAAATGTGAACGAGTATGTTGTCAAGGTAGACGAAATACTTATTTTGCTTGAAACAGATTTCCAAAGCATTGCTGTAGATTTAGATAAATTTAAGACGGACGCTGGTACGCTTTCTAATCAATTTTCGAGCGACTTTAACTCTGTTTTGGGTCGCCTACAGAACGAGTACAATGAACACAAGGCATTGGCTCGGCAGTTTCTTACGGATCTCGGGGCTGCGGATCTTGCGAGGATCAACGAGCAGTTTGTCGCGAATCTGTCAATTCAAATGCAGCAGCTTGTCAGTAGAGGGCTTTACACTTCGACCATCATAAGCGACTTGACAGCTAGGAATAACAGAGACAGGGATGAAAACATACAGCTGCTAAACGACAGGTTGAATCGAGAAAAGCTTGAAAACCAACACAGGATTTACGAACAAAGCACGCTGCTGAATTCGCGAACTCTTGACGGAAAGGATAGGCTTCACTCAGCTCAGCAAGAGGTTTTGCGATACCAAGCTTCACTTGTCAGCAACATATACGCACTGCGTAATGAAGTACGAAATCGAGTGCTTGCTGGCAAGCAGGCTATATTCTCTGCGAAAGATGCCAATTACAAATACGGGATTGAGCTATCTTCAAATTTGTATGCGAAGTTGCAGGATATCAGGCAGAGAACAATCGAATCGGTTGATAGGATATATCAGTTGCGAGACATCTTTGCTAAATGGAAGATGGACGACGCCGGAAAGCGTTACGAACGCATACAACAGATTGAAGCTCAGTTTCTGGAGTCGATACAGCGCCAGTACGCAGCTTCGCAAGATGTTTCGAAAACAGAAATGTCCGAAAGACATACTTTGCTTAGCCAATTGCAAGCAGCTTTGACTGCATTTATTTCTGGCAAAGAAAGGTATGCGGTTCTTCTGATGCAGAACGCAAACTCTCTGGCTGAGCACAAAAATAGGGCAGTCGTGCAGTTGATGGAGACATCTGTCAGGAGACTAGAAGGATGGAAAAGTGTTGCCGCTGAGAACACAAGGCTTATGGCTTACCAGATTGACGAACGCAACAAACTGCTTATTGGTTTGTATTCGTTTGTGGAACGACGCGAAGACGTGGCTCCTGAATGGAAAGACATGGCATCTATGATAGCTGGTCTTGCTGATGCTGGAGGAGGATGGTTGACTCCAAACTAATATGTCTGGTTTTCGCAAACTACGCAGGCCTACTCCAGAATTCACAATACCGCCACCGTACAACCCTGTGCGTGGTGAGCATAATGATTTGGAGATTTTCGGAGTTTTTCCGTATTGTGCAATGCTGCAAGTTGCATGTGAAGACAATTATCCGAATCACGTGATCTGCAGAGGTTTCGACCCCAGAATGCTTAAGTTCATTGATTTCGAGGAAAACAATTCTGAAAAACCTGGAATATCCGTTGCAAAGCCATATGGGTGTAGGGTTACATCGGGTGGAGCGAAGCGATATCGCATAGGAGATATATTTCCTGCTGTTTTGCCAACACAAGGCACAGCTGATTATGCCCCGCATTATGTGCCTCCGTCGCCAGTTGAAGTAAAATGGAGAGTTGGGCAAAACTCTGGTGTTTCCGACTCTCCAGAATACGGAGGTCATCCAAAGTGTTTGACAAACAAAATATCAATCCTTTATGACCACAACGGTAAGGTCATAAATTGGTTGTTTGTTCATACTGAGACAAAAATCTTTAGGTTTCAGTCATTAGAAACATTAACTGGAACATTTTGCGAGGCTTGCGTAAGGCAGATGTCTGGTTACTGGCCCCATACTGCAAACATTTACGATCCAGACGGTCTGTTTACTAACATGGAAGAAGGTACGAAAGGATTAGTTTTGTTTCAAGAGGGCAAATACTACATCTTACAAGCTAAATGCGACCCAGATGAAGTTGACGCATGCGAATGCGAACCTGCAGGAGAGAATGACTGCGAGTGCTTGCAAGAGGAATAGGGAATAATTCATGGCATGGTGGAATTGTTGCTGTGATGCAACATGTTTAATTCACGAAGATGGTTTCGGCAGAACCCCTGGTACACCTCTGCGTGGACGCTGGTGCGACGAAGAGGGCGATTACGAAATAGCAGCGGCAATTATCGACGAGCAGTGCGGAGGAGCGAGATGTTTGGTCGCAAACGCACTTGCCATTCTTAATGTCCCGCATCCAGTGCCCGAAGGAAGTATGATCGCTTCTTTGGTCACTTGCGATGAAGTTGTTGATAGCGGTGACAAATACAGAGTGCTCGTCAACGTAGATAGAACAGCAAGCGGCGATCCGTTGGTGTGCGATTCAGAGAATTACTATTTTGTCGAGTTCGAGGTGCAAGGCATAGCCAATTCTGTTCTGCGGCTGGGGATAGTCAGCGGTGGTGTTGAAGCAATCCTCAAAGAGGATGACATCATAGGTTTGACTGGAGACACAAGAACTGTTTGGGCGTTTATCACCGACAATGTTCTATGCGGAGGTGTAACTAATGCAGTCTTGTCTCTTGTTTCGACAGTTCATGGTGGCTTGTTCGCCAACGGATACTATTCTGGTTTTTCGCTGAGTGAAGTCGGAATGACTATAAGGAAGTTTTCGTTTTTCAGATATCTTTTAGAGTCAGCTCCGTTTGGCGTATGCAATTCGTGTATTTGCACGTGCGATGGTATTGACGGTTCGGTTGAATGGGGTCCGACGTTAGTAGCTAAAATTTATGTTCACCCAGACGACGTTCCTTGCATTCGCCTTGACAAGATGGAGCAAATAAACGCACCTTGCGAAATTGTGTTGCAGTGGAATAGGTTAGATGGCGTATGGGAAGGAGATGGTTTTTGTTGTTTAGGAGATGAATACTTTTCGTTAGAGGTCAGTTGCGGAAGCAATGGATACGGCGGCACTTTGTTAAATTTGAATGTGTCGATTGGATGTTCGGCTCAATTATCTTTCCCAGCTTACAGTACTGATTGCAGCCAACCGTGTGCAATGTTTGGACCTATAACTGTAGTTTCAAGTAATTTGCTTTGTTTTTGCACCACTGTTCCAATTGACCCTATGAACGCAGGCAACAGGGGAAGTTGCAGATATTTAGTTGAGGTTTGCGCATTAGATGTTTGAGATTTGCCCAGAATGTTCTAAAGAGGTTCCTGGCGACTGTCGCTTGCCGTATGTTTGCACATGTACCAAGGCAGTTTTGACGACACGGCGCACATGGAAAATTCCTGGTTTGCAAAAGCTGCAAAGCGAAGCCCGTGCGGCGAACAGAGAAAAGGTCAGGGAATCGCAACGCCTCAAAGAAGAGCAGGGACGCAAAAGATGGAAAGCCTTGCACCTTAATAAAGACTGTAGCCGAATTTGGTATAAAGCATGGAAAGATGAGGTTGTAGGGAGTAAATGTGGTTGCGGAAATCATTTTGCGAGCCTCGAAAAAACGCACCCAATATCTTTTGAATCTGAGCAAGCGTTTTTTGAATCTTCTATTGTTTTGCACAACGAAGTGAACAAGGCGCTTAATAAACCTGTTTGCAGTCTCGATCGCGCTTACGCTCTTTGGAGGCACAGAAGGCCAGACACGGGACGTAAGCGATGTATTGTTTCGGTGGCAACTGGTTATGACTACATCGCGATGTCAAGGCTCACGTGGCCTTTGATGCAGGCGTATGCCGATAGATGCGAAGCGGATTTTATCGGTCTGGATAATCAGACAGAAGAATGGGCACTCATGGAGAAGTTCCGAACTTGGCACTTTTGCCAACAATATGACGAAGTTTTGTTCCTTGACGCCGACTGCGTTGTCAAGCCAACAGCGCCTAATATTTTTGACGAGTACAGCGAAACAATCTGCGTACACGATGACGGACCAAGGATCGGAGATGCCGAGTGGCTTAGGCGGGACCGAAAGGCGATTGCAGCAGTCACTGGAAAAAGAATTCCACACACTTCTCAATGTTTTAATTCTGGAGTGGTTTTGTCTCGCAAGCTCGCATGTGACATTTGGAAAAGACCAGAACAGTATATCGGCACATCGCATTGCATAGAACAAACTTGGGTGGGAGAGCAACTTAGAAAAGCAGTGAAAAATGGTGCAACGCTCAAAACACTAGACTCCAAGTGGAATTGGCAGTGGTGGTTTAACAATAACAACGCAGGAGAATTTGATGCTGGCTTGCGAGATGCGTATATTGCACATTTCGCTGCCCATCCAAATAGATGTGAAGCCATTAAAGAGTACATCGATGTGCTTCAAGGTAAAGATTTGGTGCAGTCGGTCATAACATGGGACCAGTTTACTCGAGATACTTTGACCTTATCGCAAATTATTCTCGACAGGCATCCAGATGTGGCTGGGATTGCTGGCGTCCCGCGTTCTGGCATGCGTGCAGCTTGCGATATATCCATTCGACTCGGTGTTCCGTTGTATGAAATCACTGCCGCTGGCTTGCGATACATCGGAGGCGGTTCTCGCATTCGAGTTCCAAGTGTACATGGGAAACGCATTGAGCATGGGGGCGAAATCATCGTAGTAGATGATTCATCGTGTACTGGACGTTCGGCTGAAGAAATAAACACTGACTTGCCTTTTTATGTCGTCTATGCAACCAATCGCGGCAAACAAAAGATAACGGGTTGTGCCGTAGACTTGGAAATGCCTCACCTTTTTGACTGGAACTTGTTCAATAATGGCTATACGTTTCGAACGATGAATGTGGGAATCGACTTTGACGGAGTTTTATGCGACGACTGCCCGATAGGTGACGACGACGATGGGCCGAGGTATCGAGAATGGATGACGACTCGGAAGCCCATACGAACTCCTCGAGATTACACCGTCCCTTTTATTATCACTGCTAGGCGAGAGGCGTACCGAGATTTAACAGAGGAGTGGTTAAGTCGATATCGCATCAGCTACGGTCAACTCGTGATGTATCCAGGCACATTTGAAGAACGGAACCGTTCTTGCATGGGTTCTTGGAAAGCAGAGCAGTGCCAAAAATTCAATGTCGGCTGGTTCATAGAGTCTAGCTACGAACAGGCTAAGGTCATGTCTCAGATTCTGCGAAAGACCGTGATTTCTATTGAGCCTAAACCTTGTCCTAATGCCTTCGAAGCGAAAATACCAAAAAAATTGGAAATGCAGTAAAATCGCTTGATTAAAAGGAGAAGTTTCATGGGAATTAAATTACGACACGACGTTGCTGGCATAATGCAAACCAAGGACGACTCGCGTTTCAACGCTGGCATGCAGATGGTTCAGCGTCAGCAAGAACGTGATAACGCAATGCGTTCATCGCAAATGCAACCGCTGAAGTACAACACTGGCGGCACGTATGGTGGCATCGGCATTGGCGATCAAAAGAAAAAAGCCAAGCCAGGGATCGGTGCGGAGCCAGTGTTTGGTGTTGACCCAGTTTTGCCGCAACAGCCGTCAATGGCATCGTGGCAAGAAGACAATGCAGAAATCCAAAAGATGATCGATGCAGGTGGGTTTGGCTATGGAGTATCTAGGCAATTACGAAATCTCATAGACAGAGAAAATACACTGCGAAATAATACGCGACTTAACGACGCACAGAAACAAGAAGGCTTAGATAGAATTCTCAGAAACAAGGAAGCTCTTTTGGGAACGAGCACATTGGACCCATCTACTGCGAATGCTGTTCGCGAGCAACGTCAAGCGCCTGATGCGTTTAATAAGTGGGCTCAAGAAAACCCCAAAGATTACTTTGAGGCGTGGAACAATACTAGGACTCGGCTTATGGAGCAAAATCAAAATGGCGCTGTGCCGTCTGACCAGGATATTTTGAACGCATTGAGAGCCCCTATTACCGCTTTACAACCCAAGGCCGCAACACCTCAAGCACAACTTCCGGCAGCGGCGGCTGACGACGATAATCCGTACAACAGTGTGCTTGACGAGCTTCAAAAGGAACGAAGGATTGGAGAACGTCGTTACGGCGGTCCTGTGTATCCCGGCCAAACGGTAACGGTCGGGGAAGAAGGACCAGAACTGATGCAGGTTGGGTACGACGGTGTGGCTCAGGTTGCGCCGAACCCAGCGACGATGGCTAGAATGCAGGAAGATATGTATCCGAATAGCTTTAGTCAGGAAACTATTCTACCGCAGGGTGGCTCGCAGCAAAACAAGATGCTTTTCGGCCCTGGTAGCGATCCGAGGATTATGGCTGGGTTAGGTGGTGGCTGGCAGCATTACTTAACACCAGACCAGCAGGTGCTAATGCAAGATGTTTTCCTTCCGGCGCTAAGGTCGGCAAGACAACAGCAAGGCACGCCAGTGCAGCCCGGTTCTCAGGCGAATCCCCCTGCTTCGCGCAATGGTGATTGGACAGCGTTGGGTCCAGCGTTGGCTCCAGCACACCCAGATTACAAGCCAGACCCGACACCAACCAATCGGACAGACGAACACGGCTATGTCATTATGAGTGACGGCAGCAAGGTAGACCCAAGGGACTCCTTGGCTATGAGTACCGGAGGTAAAGCGACACAATCCGTCGTTAGGCTTGATCATCCAGACGGAAGCTTAAAAGATCAAAGAAGATCCGCAAATGTGATTAACGAGTACACAGATGCAACATCAAAGGGTAATGTTACGGGAAAAACTGGCGATATTTCTCGAGCAACTCCATCGTATTATAACCAAGTTTGGGGGCGAGAGAATGTTCTTGCGCAACCAGCGGCTCCAGCGCAGAACGGTCCTCAGTCAAGTCCCGCCGCTCCATCTGCTGAAATTCAATACAACCCAAATATCAGCTACGAGCAATCCGCTGATGCTCTTAGGAAGGAAATAGCAAAGCGTCCGGATGGCCAGAAAGTACTTGATGCGATAGATGCACACGAAAAGGAATACGACCAGTGGAAACGCAATGAAGCTAACAGGCTATACAATCAAAGGCCAGTCGCTCGCGATACGCCGTCAATTGGCAAGCCTAGAGTTTGGACTAACAATAAAGGTAAGACGTTCAAAGGTGAGCTTCGTGGTGTCCGTCATTTCAATGATGGCGATCCAGCAGTTAGCGACGTTGCGGTAATACGCACAAAAGACGGAAAAACATATGTTGTCCCATTGCAAGACCTCAGCGAAAAAGATCGCGCCATCGTTATGCAGACACCGGATTACGCTAGCGAAACTAGGATGGAGGGTGAAAACCAAGGAACTTACCAAGAGATGTTTAATCCAGATACGCCTGAAGGTCAACGAATGCGTGAGCCGCGACCTCGGCAGACTCCAACGCCAGAGCAATTGGAATCCGGACGCAAGGGCAAATACGGTGTTGGTGGAGTTAGCGGAGGTATTTTATCTCAGCGAGGAGGTGCCCGCCAAGAAGCTCCTCCGGCTTACGAGCAGCCTGTGCTGCAAGACGGGCAAATTGCGACATCTCCTGGTTTAGCAAGTCAACCAGGAATTAGAGTCACAGGTCCGAAAGGCGAACGATTGCCGCCTGCTGGCGCGAACATGGACCCGCGAGATACGAGTCCATACACTCAAATTCTTGCTGAACTAGGACCAACGGAGGGAGCAAAGTTTACGGCGGCATTGAAAAAGAAGGGTCGGTGGTTATTTAGGGATGCAGACTCTGAAGAGTTGTTAAAGAAAGTAGGTAAACTCAAAAAGCGAGGCGTTGACGGATACGGAAAACCATACGCTTCACCCAGTGATGAGTCACAATTTCAACCCCCCGCAAGACCAGCGTGGTGGGATGGGTGGAGAGATCCTAACGCTCAAGAACGACGGCTGACTCCAGAGGAACTTGCCTCGAGAGGCTACATGGTGAACCAAGCAGGACAAGTGGTGCCGATACCGCGTGATTCGCAAGGTCGTCCGGTGATGCAACCACCGTCTGCGCCGCAACAACAGGCACCACAGTCAACGCCGCAAGGTGCTTTTGAGCCAAGTACGGAAATTGCTATAAAAGCTGCTGAAGTTATTAGAAATCCAGCATCGACTCAGGCAGATATAAATTCCGCAATTCAGACCTTATCAATTGCAGGAGCGACGATCGAATATATTGCTAATATTGAAAAAGAAAGAGAATCTAATAAGTCTTCGAAATCTGCAAATCGTAAGGCACCTAAACTTCCTTCTGGCGTAAAACCAGTGCCTGGATTTGAAAATCCAATAGTAATTGATTATGGACAAAAACCTGCGCCTCCAAATACTACGCAACCGCAGCCTACGGTGCCTAAACAGGGTTCCCCAACAATTGATGCAATTGCATCTGAAATTGCTCCTGATCAATCGCAGACAACTCCGTCAAGAAAAGATTTACTCGAACAGAAAAAACCTATTGGTTTGCCTAAAGATCAACCGGCAGTACAAAACGAATTTTGGAACGAGTGGTGGAGCACAAATTCTGCACCTTATCAGTCTTCTAAAGACCAAAATAATTCAATGGTTGAACTGACAGCAGCAGATGGAAACAGAAAGATGAAAGGCACTGTCGAGTTGATTTCCCATCCAATGAAAGAAATTGGCGGTCAAAGGGTAATCACGTTCAAGCGAGAAGACGGTGCTGTTGTGAATTTCTACAGCGGGCAACTTAGCGAAGAGGACCAAAGCAAGTTGATGGCTATGGCAGAGATGGCACCGAGAGGAATTCCGGCAAACAGTAATGAGGGCGACATAAGTCAAGAACCGAAACCCAAAAAACAAAAATACGAAACGAAACCACAGAACAAGGACGGCATAAATCGCGGTGGGAAAAAAAGCTTCGCTTCTCCCAGTCAAAGAAGAACTTCCTGACTTGATTTTTTAGGCAACATGAAGAAGCCACGGAGATAAGTAAATGGGCGAGATTCTTGATCGTTTTCGGCAAATAAGGGACGAAATGAATTCTGGAAGCCTTCCTAGCGACATAAATGCATCAGACGATCAAAGTCTAACTTCTAATTGGGCCGAGCAAATCCCTGTCCCTGCATATGATGACCCTCGCGAACAGGCAATTATGGATAGCAGGAAGCGAGCACCTACTCCAATTCTTGATTTGTTTTATCGCGAACAAGCAAAAAGAGAAATTGAGGATTTTCGCCGTCGCAATTCGGAAGCTTTTGGAAAGATAAACCTTGAGGCTCGCAATCCTTTTCTGCGAGGGCTGTATCGCGGGTTTGACAATCTTCAAGGGACTTATCAAGGCGGCTTAGGAATGTTGAGTTCCTTAGCTGGAGACGAACCTTCGGCTCAACAATATTTCCAGGCGTATAAAGACGAGATGCGTCAAGCGTCTGAAAACCCGCGAGACAACATTGATTTTTTCTCTACAGATCCGAAAACGGGCGCGTTCGGTAGTTTTAGCAACTTTGGAACTTACGCTGCTGGAACTTTAGGCGAGGCGGTTCCATCATTGGCTGAGTCGGTTTTAACAGGTATTGCTGGTGCTGCTCTTGGTGCTGCTGTTGTGCCAGCTCCTGACCCGCTTGACGTTGCGACAGTTCCTATTGGGGCAGTGGGTGGTGTTTTCGCCAAAGGTGCTATCAAAAAAGCCATTTCCAATGCTGCAGCGGAGTATGTCAAGCGAGGAATGGCTGCTGAAGCTGCTGAGGGGCTTGCTAAACAATACGTTGGAAGAGAGGTCGCTAAGCGTTTTGGGTCTGCTGCGGCCACAACTGCTGTTACAGGCCTTCATGAAGGCGGCGGCATGTATATGGAGGGTAGAGAAGCTGGCTACGACTCTCCAGGGACTGCAATGGGGCTTGGTTTGGCTTCTGGCCTTTCTGAATCTTTGCTTGGAGCCGCTCCAGGTGTACTGAAGTCGTTTGCTGGTAGATCTGGCGTCGATGAAATAGCTCGCAGAGAAGGCTGGAGGGCGGCTGCTGGATATTTATGGGATACAGCGAAGGCGTCTGGAGAAGAAGGCGTTCAGGAAGGTTTTCAGGAATTTCTCGGATCGCTTAACAAGGAGATCAACGACCCGAAGTCCGACTTGTTCAACAAAGAGAACTTCATGCAGTGGGCAGAGGCCGCTGCGGGTGGGGCTCTTGTTGGAGGCGCGGTTAAATCTGGCACAACGGGCGTTGAGTTGGTTGGGTTGCGAGGCGGTCGTGGCGGTCGTCGTGGCGCAGACTCTTCTACCGACCCGTTCATCCCACAGCTCCCGCCTGGAGCCGACACAAGCGAAGACCCGAGCAATGTTCAGGCAAGGTTAGAGTTGCTGAAAAGAGTGGTTAATGAAGTCAAAACGGGAAAAAGGGAATCTTTCCCGAGAGAACTCGCTAGACAACAGGGACTTGTCAGGGAAGCCAATAACGGAACAACCCTTATTGATATTGCAACAGGTGAACCCACTACAAAAGAAAATCGATTAGCAAGTGCTCAACAGGAAATTGCAAATCTTGAAAAGCAACTAAGAAGCATGCTTGGTTCGTCAGCTGACGAAGCTGTCCCACCAGTTGCGGGACAAATGCCCCCGGTTACGCCACCGCCTAGCGATGCATTCGAGGAAACGCCTGCACCAGAACCCAATGCTCAGCAACAACCTCCAACTGATCCGCTTAACGAAGAAGCGTTGATTAACGACGAAGAGGTGGCTAGGCAGGCTGCGATAGAAATGGAGAGGATGCGATCCGCAACGCCGCAACCTGCTGTTCCTTCATTGGATCAGCCACAATCTCCTGTTGTGCAACCGGAAGCTATACCGCCTTCTACCGACCCGTTCCCACCGTCATCGGAACAGGCAATACCTCCCGCCACACAGCAACCTCCAGTGTCGCAGCCAGAGGGCATGCCGCCTTCTACCGACCCGTTTGACGTTCCGTTGCGGCAGGCACCACAAGAAGCTCAGGTGCAGCAGCCGCAAGTGGAGACGGCGATGTCAGGCTACAACGTGCAGCCTACGGAGGCCGAGGTCGCAAACCCGTTTGAGGTGGTCGCAGCGACTCCGTTGCCCGCAAAGAAGATCTCGTATCGCAAGCAGCAAACACCACCGCAGTCAAGCGATCCGTTTCCTGTACAGAATCCAATTGAGCCCACGCCTGTTGACGCGGTGTCAGCGCCAACGCCTTCTTTCCAACCTGAAGTTAGCGAGAAGCTAAAAGAAGCTATAAGAACATGGAAGGGCAGTCCCTCAAATCTAAAGCGATACCTGAAAGTTTTCTTGGAAGGCGGGAATGTCGAAGGCGGCAACGTCAAAGAGGGCGTTGAACTCGCTAGGGCGTTTGTGGATGGCGTTGCCGAACGATCCAAAGCTGCGCCGACCTTGTACAGAGGCGATAATAAAGACCCCAGTAAAAACGACAGTCCGTACCTGGGCTGGACATCTGATAAAAAGCAAGCAGAGAAATGGGCCAAGGAGTACGGCGGGACGGTTTACACCAAGGAAGGTGCCGTTGGTTTAGAGGTAAAATCTCTTGGTCTTTTTGATGCTGATGAATCGGAGTGGATTGTTCCGAATGGAAGTCAAAAGATTTCCGAGTCTCCTGATGCGGTGTCGGGAGATCGTCAACGTGAGGAGGTGCAAGATGCTCGTGGAACCAAGGGGGGAGGTGATCCTAATGTGCAAGTGCAAACCGAAGGGGGGCAAAGGCCGTCCGAAGGGCAAATAAGTCCTATGGAGGAGCAGGCGGCGGACGAAGCGCCGTCGCCTGTTTTTCCAGAACCTTCTGCAGAGCCTATGCCCACAGAGTACACAAGCATTAAGCAAAACGCTTCAGGAGTTGCTCAGACAATTCGAGCGTCTCGAGGCGACCGCGTGTTACTCATTGAGAAGTCCAAGGATAGCGGCACTTGGACCGTGAGGCAAGCTGGTTCGAAATCATGGGACTTTGAGGCGTCTAACATTTCGGACCAGAAAAAGGCAAAAGACATAGCGGAACGTGTTTTTGAAGGCGCATTTGACAAAGACGATGACAAGAGGTTCACCCAGACTGACTCTGGGAGCATGTCGTACTCAAATGAAAAGCTGGCTGGCTTGTGGAATGTGGCTCAGGGTGAAAGTCTTGCAGCAACTCTGAAGGCTACTGGTTATTACACAGATGGTCGAGTGCTAATCAAGGCTCCCGATAAAGACAGGGACGCAATATTAGCTTCATCGAAGAAAAGATCTGGAATTGAAGGCATAGGCAGGGAGGTGAAGGTAGAGTCTGTTATCGCTCCCACCAGAAACACCATTAAACCAGGCAATGAAATGACTGTTGTCGGTTATCGCGGCGGAGACATGTCTGAAAGACAAGTCATGCTAAAAAACGATAGCGGCGATTATGTTCTTTTGAGCAAGGCTTATCACGACACGATATTGAAGCGACACCCAAAAGCAACGATATACGGAGAGGCGAAGAAAGGTAATGAAATAACCACGCCGGTAGTTTACGCTGTTAACGGCGAGGTGGTTGGTTTGCTAATGCCGCTAAGTGTTCCAAAGGTAGACACGTATCTGGCGGACATGATTGCTGGCACGTATGACTTTGCTGGTCAGAAGGAATTGCCAAAGCCAAGGTCGGTTAAGAAAAAGGCTCCTTCTAAAAAACAACCCGCTGAGCAACCTCCAAAAGCTGCAGGAAAACAAAAAAAGCCAACCCCAGAGCAATTTACGGAAGCGATGGTGCAGTCTGGCGAGATGAGACCAGAAGACGCTGGCAAGAAGTCTTTTGCGTTCACGTTTCGAAACAAAATGCCAGAAAACCGTTGGCTGGCAGCGAATGAAATATCTGACAGATTGCCTGGCAAAGATTCGCGTGGGTGGGTTGCACGTTCGTTGCGACCAATGGTTGATGCGGGGCTTCTTACGCAAATGTATCGACCAGATGGTACGCCAGTGTATGCATGGAAAGGAACGGAGCCGACAAGCGATCTTGTAACAGCAGAAGATTTTGACAAAGCCGCTTCACAGCAAGAAGATAAGCCAGAAATCGCTCCTGCGCAGCCCGAAGTTAAAGCCAAGCAGGAGACGAAGGAGTCGCCAGCAAAGACTTACCTTCGCAGTCTAAATAAGGAAGACCTGCAAGACTTGGCGAGAGAGTTGGATGTTAAGGCTACTGAACGAGAAGATATTGTTGACGAAATATCAGATAAGCTTAATAGCCAACCAACAATCAGAGAGTATCTCGAAACCGCTGCTGCAAAAGCAAAACCATCTAGAAAGAAGAAACGTCAAGCAGCTCCTCGCGGTGAATCCGATAAAGACGCAAGTCCCCCCAAAAAGCCGGAAGGGAAAGAGATCCCGTCCAAAGACTTTACCGAAGACGAGCGTAAGCAGAAGCAGATACTCAATAAGATCGGCATTACGCTTCGGCTGGTCGAAGGTAGTCCCGACCAAGGAGTACCTGGGCTGTTTATTCCAAACTCTCGCACTATTTGGCTTGTTCGGAACTATGTAGAAAAATGGGATAGCCTTCTGAAGAAAGAGGGTCGCCCAGAGAAGGCAATGACATGGGGTTTGTTTGCCCATGAAATGTTCCATGCAATCAAGCGGTCGTCACCCAAGGCATGGAGATCGCTCTACAACTGGGTCAGCAAAAACGATTCGGTTGGGCTAGGCAAGGCTAAAGTCGCGTATCTCGCAGACATGAAAGAAGTAGATGCCGGATACTACGAACGTCTGCTCGAAGACGAGGACTTGCTAAACGACGAGGGCTTGTCTCGCTACCTAGAAGACAGGGCGGCTTACTTCAAGTTCTGGAACGACCTCGGCAAGGCAAAGCCAGGATTACTAGCAAGAATCGGTCGTTGGGTGCGACGAGTGTTGCGGTTTGCTGAGCCAGGAGTGACCAACCCAAACACGCTTGCTGGGCAGACACGCCAAGCGATCGAAAGGGCGATGAAGCGAAACAACGTTGCCATGAAGGGCAAGGGTGGTCGTCGTGCGGCACCTGCAAGAGGCAAAGAAGAGTTTTCTGAAAAAGCTTTTACTCCAGGTGTTATCGAGAAAGTTTTCGGCGTCCCTAAGGATGTTGCCACTGCTGTTAGTTCTATTGCCGAGGCAATGGGATTGGACAAGTCACGGATACAGCTAGTCAAAGGCGGAATGCCTGCGGAAAACGCTTTATTCCAAGTCCACAAAATTCTCTCTGGTGAAGAACCGGTTGCTGTTCAAAAGACATTAAAGTCTGCGGTGGCGTGGATTGGTGAGTATGCCAATCAAAACAAGGTTGTTCCAGAAGGTGTTGACTTTAACACATCCGATGGGCGTCAAGCTGCCGTTGATGCCATCGTAAAGCACACGCTATTAGAAATTAACGCTTGGAAAAAACTCAACCGATCATATATCAGTTTTTATACCACTGACATTATCGATAGGGCGAACCCATGGTTGAGTAAATGGGCTAAAAGAGACAAGGACATTGCAGCTAAAATGGCTGCGGAGGGTAGGGATAAACTTACTGATGATGAAGTTAAGCTGCTTCACATTATGGGTTCGTTTTCATCTGCCAACGCTATACCAAGTGTAGATACGTTGATTGGATTAATGGTCCTGAAAGAGTGGATGTTACACGGAACGCTAACGGGCATGACATCCAATCCGAAGCATGTCTGGAAGACAGATTACAACGCTCCTAGAGACATGAATGGGCAGCGTCCACGTAAGCCGACGTATGTTACTCCGAGAGGTAAGATCACTTTTGAGTCGAGTCGAGTAACTTCTAGCGGCAAAAAAATTCCTAACGAGCCAAATCTTGTTCCTGGTAAGTTCAAGAAAATCTCCAGAACATTCAATTTGGCGTCAGCAAGAAGTTTTAGCAAGCTTGTCGATCACTTCGGCGGAGGTAAATCGGGACTAGCAAAAGCCATAAAGTGGATGGAGTCTGAGCACACATGGGCCGAGATTGTTTCGGTCATCGGAGATAAGGCAGCAAAAAAACTTAAGGTTCACGAGTATCTCAAAAGAGACCTTAAGAACCCAAATGATCCAAATCTAAAAATAGTTGGCGCGTTTGCATTGGGCGACAATCCAAAGCAAGGCTCTTATATCCTGAATCGATGGCAAAAACTTAAGACGATTACCAAGGACATGTGGGTCGCCAGAACGATGTCTCGCTACTTCAGAGAGCCAAACACTGGAGTTCCTTGGAAGCACACCAATCAGCTAGGCAGGATCAAGAGGCAAATTCTCGAAGATGCGTGGGTTCAGGTCGCAGAAACGTTGGGTGTTGAACCAGCCATCGTTCAAGAGATGATGTGGGACATGGAAAAGTTGTTCTACGGGATGATGGGAGTTTCTACTGATACTTCCTATCCATCTGACGGGGTATTGAGGTCTTTGACTGCTTCTGTTAAGGCGTCAGTAGAACTTACTGATTCTGGCATAGCACTAATGCGTGCGTTTAACAAGCCAACGGTTGCAGATGGGATTCACGAACTAGGGCACGTAGCAAGGATGTTCCTGTTCGATAAAAGCATTCCAAAAGACATGCGAGAGGGGATTACTGACGCTGACATTGACGTTGCAATGAAATGGTCTGGTGTAGTTGATGGCAACTGGACAACTGAGGCCGAAGAAAAGTTTGCCAACGGTCTGCTTAAATACATTAAGGGCGGGAAATTTACATCAAAAACTCTTAGGTCTGTGTTTGAAAAAGTTGTTAGCTGGCTCAGGAAGATATACAAATCGATTGATAACAAGACAAGTTCGGATCCGGTAGTCAATCTTGAAATTTCCCCGGCAATGCAGGAAGTTTACGGCAAGCTGGTTAGTCGTGGAATAAAAGATTCTCAACTTTCATGGGAAGCTATTCCATCTAAGACGCTTGACATAATTCCAGAGATTCATAATGCAAGTTATGCCGTAAAAAAAGAATATCTGAAGAGGATTACTGACGTCCTGTTCAAGAACGGCGATTGGATTGCGAAGGCTGTAGGACTCGATGTTCCAGTCACAATCACCGGATTCTCTGCATGGCAGGGTGACATCGGTGCTGGTTCGCAATCGAAGTTTGAGGTCATGCTGGAGAACAATGGTGGCGTCAAGACCATCACTGAGGAGTACAGGAAGAAACTGGATTTGTACGCCAACATCTTGGGATATGTCCTGTCTCAAGATGGTGTCTACTGGCATTTACCTGTTTATTCGAGCGATCCTGCTCTTGAAAATGGGTTTGAAATCACAGGTAATAGGGCATGGAAAGGGTCGGAATTCAAAGATCTCTACGACGCCATGCTTCGGGAATTCGGGAAAGATACGGATCTCGCTCCAGCCTTCATGCCGAATGGAGCCAGAATACTCAACTTCTCCATTGATAACCTAGACTTCCACAGTAGAATGGAAAAGGTAGTCAGCGCTCTCCATGGAAGCAATCCAAGCTTCCTTGGTGGCACTACGACAACAAAATCCTTCCGCAGCGAAGGCAACGAATACAACGCAACCTCTAACAGCTGGCAAAGCAATCCAAATGGGGAAGAATACACATCTCGGATCGGCGGGACCGGACGACCCGATCTACAAAGAAGGAGTGACAATGTACGCCAAGCCGTCATTTCCGCAACAAGAAAGTTCGCCAGAGAGCAAGGCTGGAACACCGAATTCACAGCAGCCCCCATCAAAGACTCAGGCCAAAGATACTCCCCAGGACGACGATCCGAATCGACCGGAGACGGAAGAGGACGGGATCAGGGCCGAAGCTATACGCCGCTTGAAGGTTCACCATCTGTTCAAGGGGCGTCAGGACCAGACCCAGGGATAGTTGACGCCGCAGAGCAGTACGCTCGCGATAACGGCATCAATCTCAAACGGCAAGCCAAATACGTCCGGGTAGACGAAGAGAGGGCTAAGCGTATTGCGCAAGCGTTTGAGGAGATGCAGCATTCGCCAAATGACCCAGCGGTCAAAGAGGCGTATGACGACATGATTCGTCAAACGAAGTCGCAGTACGATGCGTTGGTAAAGGCTGGATACACGTTTACTTTCTATGATGGCGACACGGATCCGTATGACGGCAATCCATCTTCTGCCGTGCGTGACTTGCGTCAAAACAAGAAGATGGCTGTGTACGGCACATATGCTGGATACGGAACTGAAGGCATTACGGCTACTGAATTAGCAAACAACCCAATGCTTGCCGATACTGGGTTGAGGTGGAAGGATCAAAAAGGGGTTTCTCACCCAGTCGCCGCTAACGATTTGTTTCGCGCTGTACACGACGCATTTGGGCACAGCATGGAGGGGGCTGGCTTTAGAGCCCGTGGCGAGGAAAACGCGTGGCAGGCGCATGTTCGGTTGTACTACGGACCCGCCATAGGTGCAATGACTAGCGAGACTCGCGGTCAAAACTCCTGGTTGAACTTCGGTCCATACGCAGAAAAAAATAAAACCGCCAGCGTACTAGACACGGTATTTGCAGAAAACAAAATCGGCTTGATGCCTGAGTGGACATGGACTGAGGGTCGTGCCGCAGACATGGAGGAGACGGGCGATGAAGGTGTTCGCTACTCACCAAGTCGTCAAGCAAAGAGAAAACGTGATCCCGAGATCACGAAAGCTGCACAGGATCTGAAAGCTGGTCTGATCGATCGTAATCAGTATCAGAGGATCGTGGACATGCGAATGCCTCTTCGCAAGTTTGACGAGGTGCCGATTCCAGCAAGCAAGGAAGATATGCTTCGCGGATTAGGTGATCGCAAAGCTGGAGATCGACTAAAGAGAGATCTAATCCAAAATCCTGAAGACATTGCCAAAGGAAGATTGCTTGAAACTCGACTGGATATTCCTGCCTACGATGACGAAAACGTTTGGGTAGTCTCTTTGCATGAACCTCGCCCAGACCTGAACAAAGGAAGTGCCGGTCGAGTTGTCGCCTATACTCCGACATCTGTATTGAGAAATGTTACTTTCGGGGTCACCGAAAACGCCGCTCTGAATATCGCCGCTGGTAAGCCCAAGTCCACGATCGCTACCATGCGAGGCGAGTATGTGCCGATGACGGCGCAGCAAGCCTACAAACTGGCAGAGACTAACAAGGATCGGTGGGTTGAGATTGGGATGAATCCCATCCGTCACACTTACTTCTATGATAAAGATACGCAGACCCCAGTGGTATCGGCAGAAGAAGTGGTGCAAGTTGGCGGTATGGTATTGGCTAAGAATCCTGTGCTGGGACGACGAGAGGACTATCGTTACTCCCCAGGTCGCAATAATGACGCCAAGTATCTTGCCGCAGTAGACCAGGGCGACATGGCGAAGGCACAGCGTATGGTTGATGCAGCGGCTGCAGGTGCTGGCGAAGTTGCTGGTGGAGTGTCACCAGTTTTGTACCACGGTAGCCCGCACTCCAACTTCTACGAGTTTCAAATTCCTAGCAAGGGATTCAACAGCACTGTATTCGGTTCGTACGAGGTAAGCAGGAACGCCGCGTTTTTTACGACCGACGAAGAGGCGGCGTCTCGATATCGAGAGCAGGGAGGAAGAAAAGGCGGAAGCGTACGTAAGTTCCGTGTATTTGGTGAGCTGCTGGATTGGAGGAACGGCATAACTGACGCTCAGTTTAACACGTTGGTTTCTAAAGGTGTCAACTCGAGATGGCTTGATCGCAAGGGCGCTTCGTGGGAGTTGTTTGACAAGGAAGAGGATCCCGATGGAACTCTCGTCAAGGCAATTCAAAAGATGGGCTACGACGGGGTAATTATCAAAGATACTGACGGAACGTCTGACTTCGACGCTTACGTTGCATTTACCCCATCACAAATCAAATCATCTGATGCTGTAACTTACGATGACTCTGGAAATGTCGTCCCGTTGAGCAAGCGATTTGACGAGACGCTGCCTGACGTTCGCTACTCACCAAGGCGAAAACCAAAGGACGACATCCTTGCTGGGTTGTACAAGCGTCTCGAAGAGGAAGGGCTGATTAAGCCGCAAGTTAGAGAACCGTCTCCGCCCGCAAGTGATGAAACAACTGGTACAAAAAACGTAAAGACGAACGAATTGCGGGCTTTGGCTGGTCTTGGTGAACGGGTGATGCCAGAGCGAGAATCGGTTGATCAATGGCAGGCGGAAGCTGCTAGGCGAATTGCAAAGACCCCAGGTTATCCAGCACGTCTTGCAGAGGAGCTGGCTAACAACCCAAGAGCTATAGATCGTGTTGAAGAAGCCGTTTTAGGCAGGTATATCCGTGATCTTGAAAACCGCCGCCAAGCTGGCGAAAGTGTTCTTGATGAAATACTGACAGCCACTGAAGCTTCGGAGAAAGCTGGGAGTATTTGGGGTCAGACGGGTGTTTCTCGCCAAGTTGAGTTGGCATCTGATTTTTCTGTGGCTGGGCTTGTTCGGCGACATTTGCGAGAAGTGCAGCAGCGACCAACCGAATCGCAACTACAAGAGTATGCTCAATTGGCTGACCGCATCAAAAAGCTAGAAGCGCAGAACGCAAAACTTGTAGAGGAACTGGCAAAAGAGACCATCGCTAGGAAGAAGGCGGAAGCGGCGGCGCAACCCGAACCAGAAAAGCCCAAGCTGGGGACTAAGCGTGCTACGGTAGTTAAAAAGGTTGCCGATGCGTTTTCGGTGTTTCAGAATCTGTGGAGCGGTGGCAATCGTCCTGCGGCTGGTCGCAATCTTCGACCTCAAACAGATACCCCTGAGTTCAAGAAGTGGTTCGGCGACAGCAAGGTAGTCGATGCTGATGGGAAGCCATTGGTTGTTTACCATGGTACAAATGCTGAGTTTGATGTGTTTGAAGATACACCGATGCATGGGATGATTTGGTTTGCGATCGACAAGGAGTTGGCTGCACAGTATGGCGAGAAAGTCCTGCCTGTTTATTTGAAAGTTAACGAATGGGACAAGGATGGTGGAAAGTGGCAGGTACGGGGGCGTGACGTAATTTGGGTTCGAGATAAGAGCCAGATCAAATCCGCCACCGGCAACCGAGGCACGTTCGACCCAAACAATCCAGACATCCGCTACTCACCAAGTCGGCAACCAAACGACATCAAAGCTGCAGCGAACAATGTCGTTTCCGCATTACGAGAGGCTGGCGTCAGCTCCATTTTGGAGGTAGAAGCGCAGATCAAAGCTAACCTTCGCAATGCTTCTCCAGAGCAAATACAAGCGATTCGAGACGCATGGAACGAAAGCATTTCAAAGAACAAACCTGAATCTCCAATTGGCGACAACCCTACGGATTCAGAACTTGGAGCAAGAGCGAAGGAGTTGATGCGGGCAGCGGTTGAGTTGGGTTACGGCGCTGAGGAAGAAAATTGGAAGGATGTCGTTGATGTTGTGTACGAACAACTGTCAACCGAAGTGCCTGGGATATCGAAATACGAAACAATGCAGGCGATGTCCGATTACGGTGTCTGGCAATCGCTAAACACAGAGCCAGTCGAAGTCATCATTCGGGCGATTCGCGGCAAGGCTAGGCAATCACTTAAAATCGAAGACACGATTAACGCTATCAAGCAAAGTGAAGAGTGGCTCAATAAAGGCGTTACTCCAGAAGAAGTGGCTCGCCGCCTACGAGAGAAGGGTCTTCTTCCAAAAGCAACTGGCCAGGAGAGGGCAACACCTGACAGCATTGAGCGAGAGTTGATTTCGCAATTCAACAAGCTAAAGAAGACGCTTCCGGTTCCCGCTGAATCGAAGGAGGGTCAACTGAAGTCTGCTCTGACAACAGCAAAAACGGCAGCAAAAAACAGGCTGGAGATGCTTGATAAGGACATCGCTGCTCTGGACGAGGCGGTAAAGAGCAGGACGAAACTTGTCAAACCAGTCGATGAAAAGACACCTCTCGAGCCAGATGAGGATTTGTTGGATCTTCGTAGCCAACTCGAACAGAAGCGTAGGGTGAGAGACAAGCTTAAGGCTGACTACGAAAAGATCTTCCCACCCACGAAGCCCAAGAAGGGACGCAAGCCACTCACTGAAGAGCAACGACTCGATGCTTCGGTGCGAATGCTTGAGCGGCAGATAAGTGCGGTCAAGGCTGACGTTAAAGCTCTTGAGGATGGCACATGGGCTCCTGCCGCGAAAAACTCAGAGTTGACTTCGGAGCGAAAAGAAGAACTCATGGCCGAGTTGCGATCTTTGAGGCAACTGCGGAAAGTAGCGCTAGAAGCAAATCCCGTGTATCAAGCTACGGAGGAATTGAAGTATTGGCAACGTTATCGCAAGGCGCAAGAAAGGCGGCTAGCGTTTTGGCAGAGGCGACTTGAGGAAGCAAAGGCTGGTCGTATTCCGGTGCCCTTGAAGAAGCGTACTATCACGGAAAAAGCCATCCTCGAAAAGAACATGGAAATCGAGGAGGTGCAATATGACGCGATGATTGCCATCGAAAAGGCAAAGCGAGCGACATGGAACACGGGACAGTGGATTGGCCAAGGGATTCTTGAGGCCACTTCGTTGATTCCAAAGACGCTAATGCTCGGCTTAGAAATGTCTTTTGTTCTGCGGCAAGGCTTCTTCTACACGTATTCGCAGCCGATGAAAGCTTTTTACGCACTGATGGAAGCAATACCTGCAGTGTTTAGCCAGCGACTCGCGTTGGAATCGGCAGATGGACTGAAGAGCAGGCCCAATGCAAAAGAATACGAACTGGCGAAAGTTGACTTTACGCAGGTCACTGGTCCTCAGGCGAAATTAGAAGAACTGTATCAATCGGCGATCATTCGGTGGCTCGAGAATACAGAAACAAAACTTTTGCTCCCCCTCCGCACATGGGCAAAGCTGTATGCGATGGCAGAGCGTGGCAACCGCACGTTCTCCAACATCATGAAGGCAGACATGTACGACATTCAGAAGCGAGACACTCTTGCCGCCAGAGAGTTTTTTAAGGTCAACACGGGATGGACGGAAGACGACATCAAAGAGACAGGAAGGATTGCCAACATATTCAGCGGACGAGGGACTGGCTTGAAGGGTGGCAATCCATGGCTTGATTGGTTGTTCCTCGCTAGACGCTGGACGTGGTCGCGAATCCAAGCTGACTTCATTGTTCCGTTCCAGTTGGTGACTCCGCAATGGATTGGGCAATGGAATGCTGACAGGGGTATGCGGGTCGCATTGGCCAAGCTGTACATTCAGGCAATGGTTGGTCACACAGCGAAAATGGCGGTTGCTTACGTAGCGTATCGCTTGCTTGCAGGCGACGACGAAGAAGAAATGCCAACCTTTGAATTCGACTTGCGGTCGAGCGATGCTCTTGCAATGAAGATCGGCGAGACTCGATTCAAAGACGAAGGTGGTTTGATGCCAGCCATTGTCCTTGCCTCAAGAATATTGACGGGCAAAATGAAGACGAGCGAGGGTGAGATCAAGTCGATTTATGGAGATGACGTTCAGTACGGTGGAAAGACCGCAGCAGACTTTATTATCAACTACGGTCGATACAAGTTAGGAACAGCTCCATCGGCAATTTTGGAATGGGCTAGCGGACGAGATGCGGTTGGCAACGTGATAGCGGACAAGGACGACCCCACAGCGATTTATCGCAACATCGTTGGGAGTCGCATTACTCCACTGACCTATCGAGAGATATACGCAGCAGAGAGCGAACTCGGTCTTAAGCGAGGTACTCTCGCGGCATTGGAAGCTTTCTTCGGTGTGTCAGTTTCAACGCACGGATCGCGGTCTAAGTACAAAAAGGCATCAGAAGAAGACCGAAAGAAACAGTTTGAAAAAGACCTCGAAGCGATGGATTACAACACTCCAGACTTTGGGTACAAGGACTTGCTGACGGATAAACAACGCAAGCAGATGTTCGACCAAAGGGAAGCTAAGAAACAAGCTGTCGTGTATGCCGCGCTAGCCAATCCGCAGAGGAAAACACACAAGAGCGACGAGTCGTTCCAGAAATCGGTTTCCGAGCGAGATAAAGCCATTGAGAAGTTCCGCACGATGGGACTCGACTTTAACGATGCTCGTCTCATGCTGCTGGATTATTACAAGCGACAGTACGGTTCTGCTTACGAAATGCGTGGCAATAACTACGTCTTGAGGGAAAGCTACGTGCAGAGACTACGGCAGCTGCGAAAAGTGCTGGAACGGAAATAGATTGCAGAAGTGCCGCAACATTTTTGCTTACAACGCCACAACTATGTTGTTGATATGTTTACTTAAATCCTCTTGTGTAAATGCAGTGTCTTGCGCATTGACTCGACTCACTTCAGCGTGCCAAGTTTGCTCTCCCATGACACGGTAATTTAATGGCAGTTTGTGATTAGTAAACGAGTCGTCTTTCCATCGAATCCGATTGTTTGGCTGAGCTGCGATCTGACCGGAACCGTCCTCAAGGAATAAAAGGTGATAGCACTTATGTTCTGGTGGATAAAGACTCCATCCGTTTTCCGTGTGATCTAGCGTAAACCAATAGCTTGCAGGAACAGATGAACCATCTCGCTTCATAAAAGAGCAAGACATGTCGCGGAGATACTCGTAGCAGGTTATTGAAAACTCCCACCCGTGATTATCCCACATCTGCAGCTCGCAAAGCGAATGCACTGGAGCGTCAGTTTTTCTTGGCTCCTCATGTCGCAGCATGTGCAATGGAATCCTTGCCCATTGCGCACCAGACTCGCACATAATTGAAAACATAAGAGCGCGAGATGGAACGCTAGTTACTCCAAAAATTACGCACCGCTCAAAACTGTTTGCCTGAGAAATGTCCATGCCTGTCAAAATCGCTCTCGACACCAGTCCGTAACGATGATTCGGAACTGAAGCGTTTTGCGTGTAGTGCGTATTCATTTTCTTCTGATTTTCGCAGTAATTGATAGGTAATAAACTGTGAGATTTGCAAGCTTGACTTTTTGCAGCAATCGACAATTGCAATGATTATTCACAATTCGCGGAAAAAACACAAATTGGAGTAGTGCCTATTGCGTTTCATTCATGATTTTCCATCAACGCAACTTTTTTGATTTTAACAACAGAATCGCGACAATTGAAGCCTTTATTGCGGTGCTCTTGCACGGAGGAAGACGCATGTCATGGTCGCTACGCAAGCTGGCGAAAAATGTTGTCGAAATCAGGGTTGAGGTGTCAAAACGGACGGACTGGGAGCAATGGGTCTTGCTCCGCAGCGACGTTCACCACGACAACCCAAAATGCAATCAGGCGCTTGAGCGGAAGCACCTCGACGAAGCGGTTGAATACAACGCACCGATTTTGGACAACGGAGACTTGCACTGCGTAATGCAGGGGCGTTGGGATAAACGTGCAGATAAAAGTGCGTTGCGACCGGAGCACCAAGGGAATAACTATTTTGACTTGATCGTCGAAACTGCTGCTGAGTTCTACAAGCCATATTTGCAACACTTTGCAGTTATGGGTCGAGGCAACCATGAAACAGCAATTGCAAAGCAACACGAAACCGACCTTACCGATCGACTTGTTTCTCAAATGCGACAGCAAGGAGGCATTGTCGAGTCTAGTGGCTACGGTGGTTGGGTCGTATTTCGTTTTATTGCCTCTGAAAGCCGCATCAAGGATTCCAAATTTCTTTATCACTACCATGGGTCGGGTGGTGGAGGGATTATCACCAAGGGGACGCTCCAACCATCGAGAATAGCGACATTCACTCCTGACGCAGACATCGTGCTAACGGGTCATACTCACGATGAGTGGTCTTTTACAATTCCGCGCCAAAGGATTAGCTCAAGAGGCGGGTTGTATCACGATGAGCAATTGCACGTTCGATGCCCAGGATACAAAGACGCATGGGGCGACGGACACGCTGGTTGGGAAGTCGAGCGAATGCTCGGGCCAAAGGCACTGGGCTCAGCCTGGCTACGGTTTTTTTGGGATGAACGATCGGAGCGGGTCAAGTTCGAGACAATGAGGGCGAAATGATGCGAACACCATGCAATCTTGGTGACGTTGTTGCGGTCGTTTTTGACGACCATTCCGAAGGCGAGCAGCACATCGTGTTCGAGGTGTTCGGGACCGTTCTGCGTAAGGACAGAAGGTCGCTATTGATTGGTTCGTTTGTGTACTCGGGTTCGGCTGAAATTGACGAAAACGTAGTTGTCTACACCATCCTTCGGGCGGCAATCCGAAAGCTTGAAGTTCTTCGCAAAGCCCAGCATCTCACTCAGCCCGTTTGATTTTAGCGACCGCATCACTCAGGTGATCCGATCGCTTTTCCAGGTGCCCATACACTCGCGAAACCATCGTCGGGTTGACATGTCCCAACAACGCTGCAACGGTCGGCAGCGAGATACCCGCCTGCAGTGCATCTGTCGCGTAGGTGTGCCGATACGAATAGGCCGTGACCCCGTCTAGCCCAACCGCTTCTCGAAGGCGACGAAAACGAAGAACGATCCCATCCTTCGGCCAAGGCTTGCGATGGGCCGATAGAAGCATTGGGCCGCTGGGTCTAGCGTGAGTCAATATCCGCGTCAGGGTCTGCAGGCAAGGCCCACAGCGAACCACCAACGGCTTACCCGTCTTCGCACTTGTCTTGTGCCGACGAAACACCCAACTATCCCCGATCACGTTGCTAGCCGTCAACTCCCGCACTTGTGCGGGCCGTGCCCCCGATAACCTCAGTGCAATTAGCACCAATCGAAACGGACGTGATTTTCGTGCCTTGCACCCACCGATTAGACGGCAGTGATCTGCGTAGCAAATCATTTCGTCCCGAGGTTCTGGGCTTGGGAGCCGCATCTCCGTTACATCCGACCAGGGCAAGTATTGCCGCCTGATTGCCCAGTCCAGCACTCGCTTTACCGTGTGCCCAGCGTCCCGTTGCCGAGCTGCCGACCAAACACCTCGACCACCTCGCAAATCCCGCTCCGACCGCATCCATCGCAACACATCTGCCTTGCCAACTTCTCGAGCCAGTCGGGTCGGGCCGAACCACAAAGCGAATTCCTCTAGGATCCAAGTCAAATCAGCAAACCTAACCTTACTCAGCTCCGGCTCATGGTGCTTTAGGAACGCCTCGCAGATCGCCTCCAGCGTTGCGTCATGGTGCTGGTAGTCCGCAATGTTCCGCAGACGTTCCCAAATCGCGAACGCCTTCTTCTCGTCTGGATCCAGACGTATGAAGTGCCCTTGATCATCCTTGACGTACCAGCACTGCCTTGCTTTACGAAAAAATGGTTTACGCATGAGCCTAGATTTTGCCATGCGATTGACACGTATGGTCAGCAACTCAAACAAATCTGAAAATCGCTGGTGCCAATTTTGGTGCCGGGCACCATTTATCGTTCAGTCGTTTTGTTCGTTTTCTCAGCGTTTTCCCTAGTGGGCGGTACAGAACTCGAATCTGTGACCTCAACGATGTCAACGCAAAAATCCTCGCAATTTCCTGCGTTTTTGCTGCTTTTCAATGGTGCCATTGCTGTGGAAATCGTATCAAAATCACTCGTTTGGTGCCGTTTTGGTGCCAGCGTTTCCGGTCCCTGCGAGTCGTGCAAAGACTCGCAAACCCAGGATATATTGAATTCCACATAACACGGTGATATGGTCAATTCCATATAATACTTGTTCGTCGGACTTACTGCCGACCTAAAAGCTTGTTCCTGTTTTTTGCATACCAATCGCACCTAGCCTTGTAGCGACGTTCGTGTGCTTCGATGTCGAATCGCTCCAATTGTTCTCGCATGTCGGTAAGCGTCTTTGCTTCTGCTAAACATCGACCAGCCCAATCATGTATCCAGCAAATGCCCGATTGCTTATGCAAGTCACATCCAGATTCAAGCATTCGCGAGAGCACATTAAAAGCCGACGAACAATCGGATGAACCCAAGTGCTCGTTAGTGTCTTCTGTCATTGCTACTTTCCTTTCTCGCACTGGGTTATCCTGTGCGTTCTACTGCCCGATATTTCGCGAATCCCAGACTGGCGCGATGTCCAATCTCATCTGGTCGGGACGGCTAAACAATTTTCTCAACGCACGATACGCTTTCGCATCCGCTTTATCTTCTACCGACACGATCCGAATAAAACCTTCGCCATCTCGAATCTCGTAACTGATTTCTACGGCATTAGCCAATCGACATTCATGGGTTACGGAACGCAGTGCTGTTTCGACTTCATAAACAAACTCACACCGCTTGGACGTAGAACGATACGATGGACCCAAGCCCTCATTACTGGTTTCTGACATTTTGAAATCTCCTTTCGGGCTGGGTCATCGCCAGCGTTCGTCCTACCTAGTTCACTGGTGCCAAAACACAGCAACGCGGATTCGACGCCTTAAATGCTTCCCACTCTTCCTCTGACTCGTAACATGCATCGCAGGCCGACCACTCCGTCGAAACGACTTTGCCACTCCATGCCAAATCCTCTATGTAAATGGCATTACCATCCACTTTGTACAATGGACTGTACCCATTACCTTCCGCGTCTTTCTGGAGGATGACTTCCGACTCTGGTGGTAACTTCTTCAACTCTTCAATCAACTCTGCGACTCTCATAATCAAACCTCCAAGGACGACGAACAAAGCAATGCACGGGAGCCGCGTCAACGTCTTTTCTGATGGCTGGCTTTCACGGTCGCGGCCCCGTGATTGCCAGCGTTCTACTGACCTAAATCGGAGTACAATTCGTCTAGCGACAAGCATGGGCCGTACATTTCCCCACCGGTTCTTGCCATCCATACGAATCCGATCTTGCCGAACATTTCGTAACTGAACACTGTTCGCACGCCTTTGACGATTCGCGTGTTCCAATCTTTAATTGCCAAATGCTTGTCGTACCGCATCCCATCTGGACACGATACTGCACCACACCCACTGCACTCAATCTTCCAATCGTCAAGGTCGTCACGTTGATAGCACTCTACTGCCTCGCCTCCGCAAAAGGGACATGGCAGTAGAACAACGCCGTGCAACGGAGCGGCGGCAGAATCGTTTGACATGGTTAACTTCCCTTTCGCCGCCCGCTGACGGCTACCGTTATGTTGACCTATGCAGGTACTTTTCCCTGAGGCCGTAACTACTCTTGCTGGTCTTGTCTTTGTAGTTGCCTTCGTGGTCGCGATACATTTGCACATCAGGCACGAACGTGTACACGAATCCTCCGTCGCCGTAGTCAACGTCTACCACAGTGCCCTCGACACCTACTTCCAGATTCTTCTCTGATCCAGACCAGCCGCCTTCGCACTTGATTTTCTTGACGATGATAGCTCGCTCGCCCTTTTTGATTGGAGCGAATCTAGTCAGCAAGGCTTCGCTGTGTCGAACAAGCTTTATCAGGTAGTAATCAAGTGGTCCTCTGGCAAAAATATCTTGTGCCTGCTGTATGTGCTTAACACCTGTCTTCATTCGCTCGACGAAATCCGGCAACATAACAACGGATTCCACCGAAGCCTCATTCGTCTCACTCATTCTCGTTACCTTTTTCCTTTCGGCTCGGTGAATACGAGCGTTACCATCCCCATCCCCACCATTTACGCCAAACCATGTTGTCCTCCGATTGATATGCAAAACACTTTTCAGCCTCTACACTGCCCCAGCATCCACTCGATTGACCGACGCAGGACCGGCCATTGGTCGGGATCGATCTCGATGGAGGATCGCTCCACCTGGTAGTACAACTGCTTGACCGTGACATACTCGCCGCCAGCGTTATCCTGGATCGAAATCTCGGTCACGCCTGGCTCATACATGTCGGCCCC